AAAAGTAGTGAAGTCAGGAGTTAAATTCAGGACTCCTCACCCAACAAGGGTTATGAGGGATCAGTCGAGACCATTGCATGACCTTAATACGGATGATGGTCCAGCGTGGATAGGGTATTGGGATATTATTAGATTTGGAGATATAAGTAATAATCCAAGCACATGGAATACTGATGATGTAAGCTATACGAATAGTCTTAGTTCGCTTTACAATGCAAATGCAGACTTCTTTGGATATTATTTTGACGCAGGTAATGTAAGTTTTCCTAAACTACAAGATCCATATCCGTTTAAAAATGAGCGTACAGCTCAGGTTGGCATTTACTCATCGGAGGATGAAGATAAAGGAATGTTTGTATCCCAGATGTACATGAGAGTGAATCCCCATCGGGATGGGTTGGGTGATTACCCGCATGATGTATGGTTGAAACTTACTGTAGCAAGTGATGATACGGTAATTTATGCTGAGTACTTACCTTCTTTGCCTGCTATTTATGGTGGCATAAATGAAAACGATGACCGCATGGCTAATATCTCAGTAGCTCATGAAATCATGCCATTTCAGGATCAGTTAAATAATATCATGTCCAAAATGCTTCACGATATGAAGATTGGAATGATGAAAATATTCTGCATTGATCAAGATGCACTAGATGATGATGTAAAAGAGTATATTAAGGATGGGTTATCCGAAGACACTTTTTACGCAAAACCCAAGGCATTGTTTTACTCAGGGCAAAAAGCTGCAGATTTAGGCATAAATAACAAAGACTTTATAACTGTAGTAGATGCCCAAAAAGAACTTTCGGCTGGCATAAACCAGTCAATCCAAGCAGTCCTCCAATTGCTTAATCTCGTCGAGCGGTTGCTGATCCTATCTCCACAAGAGTTGGGACAGCCCGCTCCTCGGGAGATTAGTGCCACAGAAGTAGCTGAGATAACAAACTCAACGAATGCTATCTATAGCTTTATATCGGAAGGAATTGATGACATGCGCGCTGCTGCGAAAAAAGTTATCTACGAACACCTAGTCTCATGCTCAACTGAGAAGTTCATGATACCGGCTAAGAATAGGTATAGTGTTAAGGCAATTCAGGAGGCTGGGTTTGAGCCAGAGGATGACCGAGACCCACAGAAAGCTTTGAGGCGAAATATTATCGGAGAGCCTAGTACGCTAGTACACGAGTATCTATTTTCTTCGCGTGATGGTGCTGAGCGATCAAGGGATACCCAGTCTGCACAAGTGCTAAGTCAATTACTGCAGGGAATTATGCAGACTGAACCAATAGCTCAAGCGTTGGGCAAGGAAAGATTGTTCACCTTAGCAAATGAAGTATTCCGAATGTCGGGAGCTCATGACTTGAAGTTAGAAACAGATGAGGCAGATGCAGAAGACGAGGATATGGGTATCGAGACTCACCAATTTATGGAGCAACTCAAAGAGCAGTGGCCCCAAGTGCTACAAGCAGTACAGCAATTAATGCAAGTCGCACAACAAGCAGCAGGCGGAGTCCCACCCGGGGCAAGTCCTGAACCATCACCAGGTGCCCCTTCAATGGAACCTGAGCAACAACCACAATTATCACCCGAGCAAGAAGTACAAGTATGAGCGAAGAACAAGTTGAAGAACAAGTAGAAGAGCAACCCGCGCAAGAGGCGCCAGTCGAGGAGTCAAATGCCCTGTACTCCTCTTTGTTTGATATAGCAGAGGAAGACGCAGTTCAGGATGAAAAAGAGGAGAAGTTTAAGCCATTAAAGTCAGAAGATGTAGTTTCGCTTACAGATGCGGTTGATAGACTTGATGAGCAACCTGAGCAACCTGAGGTTAAAGAAGAGGTAGAGGATCAACCAACGGAACAGGCAATTGAGCCTCAGAAGTCAGAGCCTAAGAAGAAGAAAGTTAAGCAGGTAATTGACCCTGATGTCCCTGAAGATTTTAGACCACAGAATGCGAATGCACTAGCTGAAGAGCCTGAAGCCAAAATCGATGAGTTTGAAAATGGTTTATTACCTGAAGAAAAAGAAGTTTATGATCTAGCTAAATATGCTTCTGATAATATGCCTGAGTATAAAGGGGCAGATGAACAATTTAAGAAGTACTTTACTGGAACCAGGCAATATATAGAAAAAAGACTAAAGGATGATCCGCACCTTAATCTGTCTGAGGATGAAGAGTATAGAACATTTATAGCAAGAAATCGCCCAAAATTTGGGTCTAGTGATGCAAGAAAAGTTGAGCAAGAAATGCTACTGGAGAAAGCGGAAGCACGAGCAAGGGAGAAATTAAGACCTGAGATTGAGCGAGTTAAGCGCGAGCAGGAAAAAATTGCACTTGCCCCCAAAGTTCAGCATAAGAAGGCGCAAGTTCAGCAAGTTGTGAAAAATATTATACCCGAAGATTTCCGTAAGGTTTTGGAGGAAGAGGGCGGATTGGATAAGCTTTCCAAAACTAAGCCTATGGAGTTTGCCGCAATTGATGCAGTTACAGGGCAAGCTATGGCATCAGCAAACCTTTTGGTTGATATAACAACAGGTAATGTAAATTACGACCCAGCCAACAACGATCATGTTGCTTTACTAGATTGGGTAAATCAGCAACAGGATGCATTTATTAATAGCGGTCAAACTCATCGAGACGGAAAAGTATTTATGAGGCGTGAGCGCTACTTTCAACTACCCGAGAGCAAGCGAAGTGAATACTACACTTGGAGTGATGATGATCTTTTGCAGGTGATTGCTATTCGCAGTCAAGAAGCCATTAATGTTAGTCTCCAAAGACAGCAAGAAATGCTAAAGGCATACATGGGGCAACAACAACCGGCTGCACAAGTTGCGCAACCCGCTCAAAGGCAACAAGCTCCATCAATTCCATCAAGCGCTAGGCCATCCCCTAACCAACCTGCTCCAACGGAGAAAAAGAACGCACTTTTTACAACTTTAGGTATATAACCTAAAAGCCAAAATCTGTTTTTAGTAAATGCACTAACGATAGGTTGATTTGTGAAATATTAAAATTATGTAGGTAATTTGCCCGTTTTGTAGGTCTTAGCAGTTCTGTCTGTTATTATTATGTTACACGAATAAATGTGTAACTAACAATATATAATAACATGGCTATTAACGATCCAAACGTACCAGCGCCAGCTCAATCTGTTGAGCCGGGTTCAACGCAGATCAGTCAATCGAACCTTGTCCGCGATGCCGGGTTTGGTCGCATCATTAAAGTTGATGACTCAACTGGCTGCACACTTACTAACGCCTCCATTAAGGGTTTAACCCCTGCGGAATTTGAAGCACTTTCCAATAAGGAAATTGACTTAGCTCGTGTGATAGCGAACTCAGCAGAAGCTTCTATGTTAGGTGTCCAGGAGCGCGGTTTAGTTGCACTTCTTAATAGTTCTATTACGAACATTAAGCCTCTAATCAATCGTGTAAACATTTCTGAGCAATCAATCATCCTTCCTTATATCCAACGCCGTCAGCGTTCAGTTATTAATAGTGGATACTTTGCAATCGAAAGCGGAAGAGCTGCTGATGCAAACTCTCCTGTTTCTGACGGATACACAGTAGGTGGTGGCGATCAAGAGCTTACCGTAAATCTTGGTGCTTCCGACTGGGCTTCTCCAATCGAACACATTGAGCGTTACTTCTTAACTGGTGGTTTCGTAATTGCTAACTCTTGGGATGCTAATGAGGATCCAATTGAATCGCAGTTTAAAATCATTGGTGCAATTGATGCAACCGCAAGTGGAATCTCCAAAGCAAAAGTAACCCTTCGTCCAACCGGCCCTGCACTTAAGCAGGAAAAAGCTGATGGTAGCTCTGGTTACACTGTTGCTGAATGGGGAACCCGTGGAAACGCAGGTTCTGGATTCGCTGGAAAGCTTGATTATGAGCTTGTTAAAGGTGTCATTCAAACGATCGCTAACAATGTTAACGATTTTGAAGAATGGTGCAGAAACCAGCCCACCGACCTCAGCGTTAAGTTGATCGTCAACTGGTTGCAAACCACTCGTGAGTCCCGCACTGTTGATCAATGCTATAAGGAAACTTTGCAGAAGATCATGAATGGTGATGTGAACCCTTACCTTAAGTCCATGGTTTATCAACCACTTGCTGAGCAAAATAAGATTGCGGCAAAAGCCTCTCAAGAGCAGTGGTTGCGTGCGACATGGTTCAACCAGGCTATCTCGGAGAACCAAACTCCAGAAACCTACATGAACCTTCCTGCTGTTACCGATCCGGAAGACGACCATTGCACATTGGAGTATAAATCCAACGCACTTGGTATTCGTTCCTTACTTCGCGAAAGCGGTCGTATCAAGAATGGTAATGGAGCTGCCTTGACTGTTGAGTCATTGCAAGCTGACATCTACTACTTGAAGCGTAATCGCGAGCAAGACGGATCAAGTATCAGTGTTATTGACTGCATGACTGATCGCTTCACCTACAACAAGCTTTTTGAAGTATTTAATAAGTACTACCAAGCTCGTTACGGATGGGGATTAGATCGTCATGCACAAATCAATCAGCAGATCACTCATAACGGAATCTTGTTATTCAACTATTCCATGTATGATCTTCCTGAGGTTGGTTGTCAGCTAGCAGTCTTCCATGATCCTTACTTTGATGACATCATCAATCATCAGTCCAGCCTCTTCGGAGCCGACGGCCCTGTTGGTGGTGATAAGGTTATTAAGTCTGATGGAAAGCGTTCCACTCAAGCAATCGTAGGTTCCGCAACAGCAGCTAAGGTTATGCGTGCAATGTGGTTCGTCGATTGGTCTGATGTTAAGATTGGAATTGCTGGTACTAATGCAGTTACCCGCAAATCTCCACATCCTGACACCGATCGCTTGTACAAGTGTCGTATGGCGCATAAGGAAACTGAGTTCTCCTTACGCTCCACGAAGTGGACAACCATGATGGATGTTCCTGCTCGTCACTTGATCATCGAGAACTTTGATGCCAATTCAGCTACGACTAACTGGTCATCTTACCTTTAATCCTTAAATAGAACCCTACTTCCCTCTCCTCTGAGTATCGGGGGAGAGGGGGTGGGGTTTCTTTATATATGAAGTATTTATTATTTAATAAAGTACCGTACGAGTATGGAGCTGATTTCGATGTAGCTATGGTAGGATCTAAAGAGCGTGGGTTTGGTGCCTATGAAGATAAAGATGCAAAGATTCTTCAGAAGATGCACGGAGATTTAATTTCCGAACTAGAACCTGAGTCTTATGATGAGTTAAAAAAAAAGCTGAGCTCATCCCCGGTATCGTCTCGTCTATTCGGAACGCAACAACAGGAGGCAGACAAAAATCCCAATGCAGTGTATGCAAAAAAGGAAAAAGTCATCAAAAAATCGCCTAAGGAAGATAAGCCTGCGGAAGATTTAGTTAAAGTTGGTAAGGTTGAAGTTGAGGATCCTCTTGAGGATACTAAATAATGGACAGGACTTCCGCTGTAGGACTTGCGGGC